TGTTGCTTTGTATGGTATAGACAGATTAGTTGAAGAAAAAATTAAGGACAGAAAAAAGCTTGCAACCGCTTCTTTTAACACTGATGAAATTCGCTTAACAGAGGAACTTCATCAACAGATCGAATTTCTTAATCAACTTAAAGAAATGGCAAAGCAGTATGGCTTTGATATTAGCCAGCCTGCGAAGAGTACACGAGAAGCTATTCAGTGGACATATTTTGCTTACCTTGCCGCTATTAAAGAACAAAATGGTGCAGCAATGAGCCTAGGTCGTGTTGCTACATTTTTTGATATTTATGCTGAAAGGGACCTCGCTCTTGGAGTTTTAACAGAACAGGAAATACAAGAACTGTTTGATGATTTTGTAATTAAATTACGATTAGCTAGACACCTTAGAACACCGGAATACAACGAGCTTTTCGGCGGAGACCCTATGTGGATTACTGAAGCAGTTGGCGGAATGGGTGAAGATGGTAGAACGCTAGTCTCTAAATCTAGCTTTAGAATTTTAAATACTTTATATAATCTAGGTCCTGCACCTGAGCCTAACTTAACTGTTTTGTGGTCAGAACAACTTCCTAAGCCTTTTAAAGAATTTTGTGCTAAAGTTTCTATTGATACTGATTCTATTCAGTATGAAAATGATGATATTATGCGACCTGAATATGGAGATGATTACGCTATTGCTTGCTGCGTTTCTGCTATGAAAATCGGTAAGCAGATGCAGTTCTTCGGGGCTAGATGTAATCTTCCAAAGCTTCTTTTAATTGCACTAAATGGTGGTTATGATACTACTTCTGATATTCACATTGGTCCTCAGATGTCCATTATGGATGGTGAGGTTTTAGACTACGAAAAAGTAAATGAAAGACTTGATATTTATATGCAGTGGCTAGCTCATTTGTATGTAAATACGATGAACGTTATTCATTATATGCATGATAAATACTGCTATGAAAAAACTCAGATGGCTTTGCATGATACAGATGTACATCGTTTTATGGCTTTTGGCATTGCCGGCCTGTCTGTTATTACAGACTCTATGAGCGCTATTTTAAAGGCAAAAGTTGAGCCCATTAGAGACGAACGTGGCTATATAGTCGATTTTAAAACTACTAGCAACTTTCCGTGCTATGGAAATGATGTTGATGAAGTGGATTTTATTGCAAAAGATATCTCTCATCGAATGATTACTTATTTAAGACAAACCCCAGCCTATAGAGATGCCGAGCATACCCTATCTGTTCTTACTATTACTTCTAATGTAATGTATGGTAAACATACTGGTGCCACACCGGACGGACGTAAAGCTGGAGAGCCTTTTGCACCTGGCGCTAACCCAATGCACGGCAGAGATTGTACTGGACCACTGGCGTCACTTAATTCAGTAGCAAAACTTTCTTATGATGACTGTAGAGATGGCATTTCTAATACCTTCTCAATTATTCCGTCAGCGCTTGGTAATTCTGCTGAAAATATGGTCGCTAATCTAGTAGCAATTCTTGATGGCTATTTTGCACAGAAGGCGCACCATCTTAATGTGAATGTTATGAATAGAGAAACACTTATGGATGCCTATGACCACCCAGAAAAATATCCCAACTTAACAATTCGTGTAAGTGGCTATGCTGTTCATTTTAATAAACTTTCACGTGCTCAACAAAGAGAAGTAATTAGTCGAACTTTCCATAGTATGTGAGGTAAATTATGCAACAAAATAAAAAATTAAGCTACTGTGATTTTTGTGTGTACCATACTGCCAGCGGTTGCAGTGCTAAGCCAAATAGCGCATATTGTACAGAGGCGAAAAATGAGTATTGGCAGTACATAAATAATAAAAAGCAGCCTCAAATAAAATCACTTAGAAAATGGGGAACAAAATAAAAATGTGCTTGAATTAATTAGCTAAATTAAATAAGGAAGCTGAAAAGTTTCCTTGTAAATAATACAAGCACGATAAACTCAAGCGATACTAAAAAGATACCAAAAGATAAATTAAAAGATACCTTTATAATAAAATATAAGATACCTATAATTTAATACTTTTATATCTTTTTTAGCAGCCGCTCGGGAAATATTCTGAGCGGTATTTTTTTATCCATTAGCAAATTTTCTAAGAGTTATACCGTATTATATAATATGAAAATTACTAAAGGAGAACTAAAATGATTAAATTTCTTATTGAACCTGGTTATGACGTAAAGGCCCCTGTGAGAGATGCTGGCAATGCAGGAGTAGACTTCTTTATTCCCACTCAGACTGACGCTTTTGTAAAGGCTTTTAACGAGAAGAATGCTGCTGCAAACGCTATTCTCGATTTTAATGATGCAGGTGAGCCTATCATCAAGATTATGCCCCACGGCCGCGCTAATATTCCTTCAGGTATTCGCAGTTTTATTCCTGCTAATGTAGCACTTGAAGCGCAGAATAAGTCTGGTATCGCCTCTAAGTACGGCCTTGTATATGGTGCATCTGTTGTAGATGCTAATTATCAAGGCATTATTCATATTTCACTTATCAATACGACCGGCAAGATCGTAGAGCTTCCGCTTGGGATGAAGGCAGTACAATTTCTTCCCAGAGTTATCGATATTTCTCCAATCGAAGTGTATAATAATATATCGCTTGATGAGTTCTACAAAGACTTTGAATTTTCCAATCGTGGAGAAGGAGCTTTCGGTTCAACAGGCGTTTAAGAAATACTTCGGAGGAATTTAGATGTCAACTTGTTTTTTGTATGAAGTTTGTAATCACAAAGACTGTGATAAGGACTTCTGCCTCAGAAAATATAAAATGGACTCGCTCTACTCAGCAGCTCTTATGACAGAAAGTCAGAAGAAGCATATTACTTTGAGAGTGGATGAGGACGGAACAGATCTTGAGCAGTTTAAGCAACTTGCGGCTATTGAGCAGGATATTGTTAATTTTATCGGTAGTGGTAAAAACTTGTATCTTCACTCTGCTAACTGCGGAAATGGAAAGTCGTCTTGGAGTCTTCGTTTAGCAGAGGCCTACTTTAATAAAATTTGGGCACGTACTGAAGTAAAGTGTCGTGTACTGTTTATTAGTGTACCAAGATTTTTGCTGGCACTCAAGGATGATATTACAACTAAAAATGCTTATGTAGCATATATCAAAGAAAATGTTTTGGAAGCAGACCTTGTTATCTGGGATGACATTGCGGCCAAAATGGGTTCAGAATTTGAACTTACCCATCTATTAAATATTATTGATAATCGTCTCGCCCTTGGAAAGTCTAATATTTATACATCTAATTTAAATAGACAACAGCTTTATAATGCCTTGGGCGAAAGACTTACTAGTAGAATTGCCAATATGTCAATTGACATTGAGCTTTTCGGTGCAGATAAAAGAGTTTTAAAAATCGGAGGCTAAACAATGATTGCACAATTTCAGATTATTAATAAAGTACTCCAGAACAAGGATTATTCTTTTATCACTTTGAACAATCTTACGGCTGAGCACTTCTATGGGTATCAAGCAGAATATGAGTTTATTAAGGCTCATTATAATACTTATCATACAGTTCCTGATCGTCTTACTTTCGTTCAGCACTTCCCTGAGTTTGTTATTCAGGACGTAAATGAGCCTGATAATTATTTGATTGAGCAGCTTTATAATGACTACAATCAGAGTTATCTTGCTACTCGTCTTAATAATCTTAAGAAGCTTTTGGAAGCTGATGATACTGCTGGAGCAATGCAGTACTTTAAGGATTCCCTTGATAAGCTTCATACAGGCTCGGCTCTTCAGTGTACTGATATTATGTCAGATACTTCAAGATATGATCGTTATCTTGATATGATTGCAAATCAGTCTAAATACTTTATTTCTACTGGCTTCCCTGAGCTTGATAAAATTATTACAGGTATCGACCGTAGAAATGAAAATATGGTTATTGCAGCTCGTTCTGGTGTAGGTAAATCTTGGGTTATGTTGTTGATTGCTGCAGCTGCCGCCAAGCAAGGCCTGACAGTAGGCATTTATTCTGGTGAGATGTCAGTAGATAAAGTAGCTTATCGTCTTGATACTCTTCTTGGTAAGATTGATAACAAGAAAATTTCCCGTGGTGACCTTTACTATAAGGATCACTATAAGAATTACTTAGATAGTCTTAAGTGTTCAGGTTACGGACCGATTAAGGTACTTACGCCAAATGATATTGCAGGTCCCGCAACAGTAGATGCCCTTCAGGCATTTATTGAGAAAGAAAATCTTGATATCCTGTTTGTAGACCA